CCTACGCGATCAACGACCTCGTGCGGCAAACCACCGGCCTTTACCAAGCCAAGGCGGCGATCCCCGCGCACGCGTTCAATGCTTCCGAATGGAACCAGTTCCTCACCGCCCCTCAAGGCGACGCGCGCTGGCTGCCGCTCACCGGGGGCGTGCTGACCGGTCTGCTCACCCTCTCGGGCGCGCCCACTGCCAATCTGCACGCCGCGACCAAGCTCTACGTGGACACGCAGGACGCCTTGCGCCTGCCGCTAACGGGCGGCGTGTTGACCGGGCCTTTGACTGTCGGCGGCGCCGGTATTTCGTATGCACAGGGTGCGGCGCACTTCTACGCATTCAACTGGACAGGCACGCAACTGCAGGCGTGGGTGGACAACACCAATGTCGGCAGCTTCGCCATCGGTAGCTTTCTGCCGCTCGCTGGCGGGACCGTATCAGGCAACATCACAGCGAACGCTCATATAGTTGGACCCACTGGCGGCTACCTTACCGGCGATGCGACCTATGCTTACTACGTGCAGGACAGTGCCGGCTGGGCGTGGCGCTACACGCGCGCCAGCGGGAATATGCAGTACGTTCGTGGCAGTGACAGTGCTGTATTGTTCACGATCGATGGTTCAGGCAATGGGTCAGTCGCACAAAGCTGGACGGCTGGTCTCGATGTAAATGCTCAACGCAACGTGGTCGCGGCCGGCACGGTGCAGGGCGGCTATGTGAACTCCACCGGCAACGTTAACGCCAACAGCAGTGTTACAGCGTCTGTCGATATCAGTGCTGCGCGCAATATTTCGGCGGGTGCCGCGCTGTTCGCGCACGGCAGCAACATAGTGATCGGCCCCGGCGGCTCTGGCCGCGTCATGCAGATGGCGGGCGGTTACTACTGGGACTTCAACACCACCACGGGCGACGCAATCTGGGTCATGAACAACCAGCAGTGCTGGGTCATGAGCCCGCTCGATGGCCGGTGCTATAACAACCTCGCGTGGGTCGGCGGGCACGGCGCCTACCGCGACGTGTCCGACGAGCGCCTGAAGACCGACATCACGCCCGCCACCGTGGGTTTGCCCGAGATCCTCGCGATCGAGCCGATCAACTTCCACCGGCTCGGGCCGGAAGGCGAAGTCTACCCGGCTGACGAGATCGGGTTCTCCGCGCAGAACGTCCAGCCGATCATCCCCGAGGCGGTGACCGAGGCCGGTATCGGCCTGCCGGATGCGCTAGCTGTCGCGTCCGAGATGATCCTCGCCGCCGTGGTCAACGCGATCAAGACCCTCGACCAACGCATCACCGTCCTGGAGGCCACATGATCGACGCAAACACCAATATCGCCGTTACGCTGAACGCCCAACAATGGAACACCCTGCTGGTGCAGCTCGCCGAGGGGCCTTACCGCCTGGTGGCCCCGCTGCTGACCGCGATCCAGCAGCAGTGCCAGGAGTATGACGCCGAGCCGCCCTCGATGATGATGCCGAAGCGCACCGCTGGCGGTGCCAACGGTGCTGATCCGCATACCGATCCATGAGCGACCCGCCGGCCCCAGCGCGCAACAATGTGCTGGTGTCGATCAGCGAGAAACTGATTCGCGTCCTGCCACCAGCATTTTTGTTGCTGGTCATTTTGAACTGTTTGTTCCTCGGAGTCACGGCCTGGGTCTTCGACCACAACGCCGAAAACCGTAACGTGTTACTTTCAAAAATTGTAGATAAGTGCCTGCTGTCTACTGAGAGGAACTGAGACATGGCCGTCGCCCCGCACCCGCCGCATCCGCACGGCGTGTTCAAAGTGCTCAAGAACGCCCGGCGCAAATACCTGAAGTCGGGCAACGCGATCGTCGTGACCATCCCGACGATCCCCACCACGGCGCACACCGCTGCCATCGTCGTGTCCGGCACCATCACGCCGGCCAAGGGCGTCAGGCTGCCCACCTCGGTTTCGGTGGAGCTGTGGAACAACGGCGTGCTGAAGGCGACGCAGACTGCCACGGTCGATCCTGTTACCGGTGCCTTCACCACCACGTTCCCGGCGAACACCGCAGCCGCTGGGCCAGCCTATGCCGTGGTCAAGTCGACCTCGCCGGTTGGCACCGCGACCTCGGCGTCCTTCACCGTGACATGACGCTGTATTTGTTGCTTCAGTAGAAACACTGTAGGTTCAGCCATGTGCTTCATGTCGCCGGAACAGATGCAACAGGTGGGCATGCAGGCGTCGAGCGTGCTGCCGATCCTGCTGGGACGCCTCATGCAGGGCGCACCCGGTGGGCCGCAAGGCGCGCTGCCGCCAGGTCAGGCGCCCGGTATGGGGATGATCCCGCCGGGCAGCGCCATGGGCGGCATGACCAATCCGATGGGCCCGCCCGGTGCGGGGCCGCCGGGTCCGGCTTCGCCGTTTCCGCCGCCACCGGGCCCACCCGGTTTGCCTCCAGGCCTACCGCCCGGTGCGGGTCCCGGCGGCCCGCCCACCGCGTTCCCGCTGCCCGGCGCCCCCGGCCCGGTGCCGCCACCCTCGCTGGGGCCCGGTCCTGGGCCGGTGCCGCTGCGGCCTAAGAGCCCGCGTCACGCGCCCGTTGTGGCGCATCACCGCTGATGCCCTACGTCCCGCTCACCGACAGCGGCCCGCCTGATCTCAGCGCGCATTACAATACGCCGCTGTCGCTGGCTGACGAGATGCAATACCAGAACTGGATTGCACTCCAGTCGGCGGTGCAGAAGCGCGACGTGACGCAAGACACTCGCGACTATGACTTGCGCGGTGCCTTCAAGGCAGGTGCGGCGCAGTCGCCGGACGGACATCTGCCGGACACCTTCAAGAAACCCAACCACCCGAGCTTCAGCAACGAGAGCCAGTATCACGGTGCGGATGGTCACGAAGGCGGGTCATGGGCGCCGATGGGCGCTGGGCGCTGGGGGTTCACGCCCGGTGCGACTAATCTTCAGATGCACGGGCCCATCAGCCTTCAGCAGTATTTCCAGCGGGTCGAGCCGGGCACGTATCTGAACCTGCCGCCGGCACCGCTGCCGCAGTCCATGACTGACTACGTGAAACAGGCGACGGGCTGATGGCCGTCACCCAGCGTAAAGGCCGGCGCCTTCGCCGCCTCGTGGTGGACAAGCCGATTGTCCAGCACGGCCCGGCGGAAGCGGAGGCGCGCATCTACGCGCGTATGGCCGCCGCGTACGAGGCACGCGACAACCTGCTGAAGTTCGCCCAGTTCATGAACCCTGATCCTGAAGACATGGAGGATGTGTCGCGTTCGACGTATATCTGCGCCAAGCCGCATCAGGCTATTGCCGACGCTCTGATGAAGCTGGAGCGAGGTGATATCCGGCGGCTAATAATTACGATGCCTCCACGACACGGCAAGACGGCGTTAGCGTCGAAGCTGTTCATCCCCTGGATGGCCGGCCGGCATCCGTGGTGGTCCGCTATCTTCGCCACCTACAACCAGACGTTCTCTGAAGACATCGGCAAGGCGGTGCGTGAGACCATGACTTCGCCGCTCTACGCGCAGGTGTTCCCCGACGCGATCATGCGCCTGCGCACCGACAGCCAGGCATCCGACCGCCTCGTCAACGCGGCCGGTGCTATGTATGCCTTTGCAGGCCGAGGCGGGACCCTCACGGGGCGAGGGGCCAACGTGCTGATCTGCGACGATCCGATCAAGGATCGCAAGGAGGCCGACAGCCAGCTCATCCGCGATCAGCTCTGGGACTGGCTCAGCCAGGTGTTCCGCTCGCGCATGATGGACAAGGACGCGCGAATCTGCCTGATCCAGACGCGCTGGCACGCCGACGACGCGGTGGGTCGGATCACCGACCCGGACAACGACCACTACACCGCCAGCACCGCGAAGCACTGGCACATCCTCGATCTGCCTGCTCTCGCGGTGCAGGATGATCCGCTCGGCCGCAAGCTGGGTGACCCGCTCTGGCCGGAACGCTTCGACGCCCCGTTCTTCAAGGAGATCCAGGACAGCGATCCACGCGGCTTCGCCGCCCTCTACCAGGGCCGTCCCACGGTGCCGGGGTCGCGGTTCTTCGATGAGAGCTGGCTGAAGACCTACCAGGCGGTTGAGCTGCCGCCACGCGACCAGTTGCGAATCTACTGCGCCTCCGATCACGCTGTCTCCGTCAATCAGACGCGCGACCGGACCTGTCTCATCCCGGTGGGGGTGGACAACCAGGGCATGCTCTGGGTGCTGCCGGACGTGTGGTGGCGCCACGCCACCACTGACGTGGTGGTCGAGGGCATGCTCGGGCTGATCCGCCGCTACAAACCGCTGGCCTGGTTCGCCGAGCGCGGGCACATCTCCAAGTCGATCGGTCCCTTCCTGCGCAAGCGCATGCTGGAAACGGGTGCGTTCGCCGCTATCCACGACATGCCGGTCGCCATGGACAAGCAGACCCGTGCGCAGTCGATCCAGGGGCGGATGGCCATGGGCAAAGTGCGGTTCCCGGCCTTTGCGGCCTGGTGGCCGGAGGCGCGCAAGCAGATCCTCGGCTTTCCGCACGCGCCGCATGACGACATCGTGGACGCCCTCGGTCATCTGGGCCTCGGCCTCGACACCATGGTCTCGGCGCGCGGGCCCAACGAGAAGCCGCGCGAGTTCGCGCCGATGACCTTCGGCGCGATCAAGGCGGCGGCCAAGCGCGAGCGCGAGCGCAGCCTGATCAAGGGCGGTTGGTGATGGACGCCCTTCGCTCGGTGCGGGTGGTCGAGAAGCCCCGCGCCAGACCGCGATCGGCCAAGTCCCGGCGCGGTACGTTCTGCCTGCGCTGCGGCGCGCCATTGCCGGATGACCGCACGAAGCGCCGGCTCTATTGCAACCTCAACTGCGGCAAGATGTACAACACGAAGGGCGCGGTGCGATGAGCGGGATCTTACCGCCGGACGGCAGCCCCGAGCAGGCACCTGGGCCCGACCTCTCGGCGCAGGGCAATCCGATCCCCTCGATCCAGCGTGACACGCCGGAGCCGACCACCGCGCGGAAGGCGCTGCTCAACGCGATCCAGGACGACGTGCGGCGCTCCCGCGCGCACTGGAAACCAGTGTTCGACCGCATGCTGGAGGACATGAACTTCACCATGGGCCTGCAGTGGCCGGACAACAGCCTCTGGACCCGGCCTAACGAGTACGTCTGCAACATCTGCCTGCACCACGTGCAGCAGCTCACCGCGACGCTCTACGCCAAGAACCCTACGGTATCGGCGAAAGTGCGTAAGCGCATCCTGAACACCGTGTGGGACGGCACTTATCAGACCCTGCAGGCGGCGATGCAGGCGCTGATGATGAACCCCCTCGACCCCAACGCGCAGGCGATCATCAACGATGCACAAAGCGTTAAGCAGACCGAGGAGCTGTTGCGCCGCATGGGGCAAACGCTTGAGATCGTCTACCACTACAACGTCGAGGAGCAGGCGATCCCGTTCAAGAAGATGATGAAGCACACCGTGCGCCGTGCCATCGTCACGGGCGTCGGCTACGTCAAGCTGGGTTTCCAGCGGGTCACCACGCGCGACCCTTCCGGTGCCCGGCCGGTCGGTGACATGCGCGAGCGCATCGATACCGCCGCCCGGCAGATCCAGGACTACATGGACGGTGAGACCCTGCCCGACAGTGCGGGCGAGGAAGAGATGAGCCTGACGATCAACGCTCTCGCCAAGGAGCGCGAGATCGTGCTGCGTGAGGGGCTGATCTTCGACTACCCCGACAGCAACATGATCATTCCCGACCGGCGGTGCCGGCACCTGCCGAGTTTCCTCGGGTGCCGCCGTGTCACCGAGCAGTTCATGCTCAGCACCGCGCAGATCGAGGAGATCTACGGCGTCGATGTGACCAAGGGTTACACCGCCTACCGCAACGCCGGCAGCATCGGCGTCGATAATACCAGCGTCAACGCGGTGAACGACCACGAGGCGCTGCAAGCTTACGTCGAATCCTCGATGAAGGGCGGTAACGCCACCGGTCAAGGCGGCGATCGCAACGACACCTTCGCTTGCGTCTGGGAAACTTACGATCGCAGCACCGGCCTGGTGTACGTTACGTGCGACGGATACCAGGACTTCCTGCGCGAGCCGGCCTCGCCCGACGTGAAGACCGAGCGGTTCTGGCCGTGGTTCGCCTACCTGCTCAACGAGACCTACCACATCGAGACGCCTTACCCGATCAGCGACATCTCGCTGATGCGCGACATGCAGCTCGACATCAATCGTGCGCGGCAAGGCATTCGCGAGCACCGGCACGCCGCGCGGCCGAAGACGCTGGTCTCGGCGGGCTCGCTCGATGACGAAGACAAGCAGAAACTTATGGACCATCCGGCGTCCGCGATCATCGAGCTGAACGGCCTGGCACCGGGGCAAAAGCTCCAGGATCTGCTGTTCCCCTGGCAGGGACCGGGCATCGACCCGAACGTCTACGAGACCAAGACGGCGTTGGACGACGTGCTGCGCGTCACCGGGGCGCAGGAAGCCAACATGGGTGTCACCGGCAGTTCGACCGCCACCGAAAGCTCGATCGCCGAGAACTCGCGCGCGACAGCGATCGACGCCTCGATGGACGACATGGACGATCTGCTGTCGCAGCTCGCCCGCATCGGCAGCCAGATCCTGCTGCTGAACGTCTCGACGCAGACCGCTCAGGAGATCGCCGGCCCCGGTGCGGTGTGGCCGCAGGCCAGCGCGCTGGAGGTGGCCGACGAGCTTTACCTGGAGGTGGAGGCAGGCTCGTCCGGGCGCCCGAACCAGGCGCGCGAGGTGCAGATCATGACGCAGATCGCGCCGATCCTCATGCAGGTGCCGGGGATCAACCCGGAGTGGTTGGCCCGGCAGATGATCACTCGCCTGGACGATCGTGCCAGCGTCGACGACGCGATGGCGGAGAACGTCCCGAGCATCATGGCGATGAACGCGATGCTGCAGGGCGGGCCGCCGGGCGCACCCAGTCAGGGTGACCCGAGCGCCGGCAAAGGCGCGCAACAGGGTCCCAGCGGTCAGGGCAATGTCGAGAAGCCGGCGCCGCCAGGCGGTCCCGGCCCGCGTCCACCCGCACCTCGTCCAGCCGCCGGGCCGCCCGGTGGCGGGCCGATGATCAACTGAACCGAGTCTTGCCCCGCCGCGCGGTGCCGTTAAAACGAGTGTGCCGGCAGGGTGGTCCTGCCGGCACTTCCAGGGAGAACCAGCATGCACGAACATGCAAGGCTCTCGCTGGTGATTGTGGTGATCTGGCGCATACGCGTCAAGATCATCCGGCACTAGCGGCTTGGTGTCCAGTCTCGCAAGGGGCTGGGCACCGAGCCGGGACCGGGTGGCGGGCGGGCGATCAACCGATCGGAGCACGCCATGGCTGATGAGCCAATCATCAACGAAATCACCATCTCGGTCA